TTTCAAAGCTACTTGAGTAGCGGAGAGGGGCGAAAGCCCTTCTCTTAAGACAATTATAACACACTCATCTGTATAAAATCAATATGGCAGAGGCATTAAGGTTTCTGGGTATCTTTTTCATATCTATAGCAGTTGCGAAGCTTGCTATAGGATTGTTCCAGATGTGGAGGAAAAGAAATGGTAAAGGGTAAGCCGAATCCGCAGACGATTGCAAGCGAAAAGTACCAGAAGAAAGCCGGTTATATGACGAAAGGATTCAAACTAAAAAGAGAGTTGGTAGAACAGTTTGAAGCTGCTTGTGGCAAGGCTGGAGTAAGCCAGGCCGGTCAGATAACCAGGATGATGAAAGATTTCATCGAAGAACAGAATAAGTAGTAAACGGAAGGACTCCCGGGGAAACTGGGCGTCCTTTTTCGTGCGTAAACTTATCCGGACAAGGGGCTAGCCCTTAGGTTCTTCCCGGGGGACGGCGCCCGTGCGGGGCTGACGAGCCCAAAGAATCGCTAGATAATGGAAAAAATTTTAGGCCATTTCGTTCGCGGAGGGGGTGAGAGAGGCATGACCCAACAAAAAAAGAGAGTAAAAATGATATCATCCGCAGAGGTGGCGGCGATAGTCGGAAAGACTGACAGAACCGTACAATCCCTGGCAAAGCAAGGGGAGTTAACCTGTGAAAAAGATGGTACCAAAAATACATACAATCTATACACTGTGATTCAGGAATATTTGCGGTACGAGGCGAAATTGAACACCAGGGATATTTCGTCCCTTGAGATTCAGAAAAATCAGGAAGATGTCAGAATGAAACGGGCCAAAGCAAGTATGGCGGAATTGGATCTGGCAGAGTATGAAGGCAATATGCACCGCAGTGAAGATGTTGAGTCAGTCATGAATGATCTGATCTTTACCATCCGAAGTATGATTCTCGCTCTGCCCGGACGATTGGCAATTGATGTAATGGAGGCGGAAACGGCAGCAGAGGCATCCGATATAATCCGGAAAGAATGCTATTTTATTCTTGATGAACTTTCCCGATACCGATATGACCCGGAAGAATACCGAAAGAAGGTAAGGGAGCGGGCCGGACACGGGGAGGGATTCATGGATGACAGAGACAATTGATAATCTCAATAAGGTTGTCGCTAAAGTCTGTAAAAACTTCAAACCACCGGATAATCTGACGGTATCCGAATGGGCCGATAAGAAGAGACGGCTATCACCGGAAAGTTCAGCCGAAGCCGGCCCATGGAGAACATCAAGAACGCCGTATCTACGTGAGCCGATGAATGCCCTTACCGATGCAAGAGTAAAAGAAATATGTATGGTAGCAGCTTCACAGGTCGGAAAATCCGAATTGGAACTAAATTTTATCGGATATATCATCGATCAGGATCCCGGGAGCGTGCTGTATATTCAGCCGACGATTGATGATGCCAAAAAATTCTCAAAGTTAAGAATTGCCCCTATGATCAGGGACAGCCGATCATTGAGGACAAAGGTATCCGAAGTAAAAACCCGTGACAGTAATAACACAATTCTACAAAAATCATTCCCCGGCGGGATGTTAACCATAACCGGTTCAAACAGCCCCAGCGCCCTTGCATCAACGCCGGCCCGATATATCATTGGGGATGAGCGTGACCGGTGGGCTGTCAGCGCCGGAACGGAAGGCGACCCATGGGAACTGGCCAAAGCAAGACAGGCAACTTTTTACAATGCGAAAGCGGTGGAGGTATCGACAGCAACAATCAAGGGGGCCAGCAACATTGAAAAAAGCTATCTCAAAGGGACGCAGGAAAGATGGTGCCATTTGTGTCCGGAGTGTGGAGAATATAGCGAAATCATCTTTGACAGAATCAAATGCGATCACACTGTCGAACTGGTAAAAGGGAAAAAGAAGTATAAGATAATTGATCCCATAAAATGGATCTGCCCGGAATGCGGATGTCTTATACCGGAAGACAAGATGCGGAAACAGCCGGCAAAGTGGATTGCAAACAATCCGGCTGCATACAAAGAGGGTATCCGCTCGTTTTGGTTAAATGCATTCAGTTCTCCATGGACTCCGTGGAAAAAGATAATGACCAAATATTTCAACGCATTGGGAGACACCGAGGCACTAAAGGTTGTGTACAATACGCTTTTAGGTGAATTATGGGAAGACCGGGGGGATGTGGACGACGAAGAAACCATGTTAAAGCGCCGGGAAAATTATGGCTTCATCGAAGGGAAAAATATACCGGCAGATTTGCCACCAGGCGTGCTGGTCCTGACCTGTGGAGTCGATACCCAGGATGACCGTTTGGAATATGAGGTTGTCGGTCATGGCCATTATGGAGAAACATGGGGAATCAAGAAAGGAAAAATTATCGGATGTCCAGACACCAATGAGCCGTGGGAGCGCCTGGATGATGTTATTGACCATGTGTACAGGTTCCGGGATGAAAGAGGATTGAAAATATCCATCACACTAGTAGACAGTGGCGGCCATTATACGCAGGAGGTATACAAACAGTGCAAGGCCCGCCAAAACAAAAAGGTATTTGCGATAAAGGGAAAAGGTGGCGATGGAATTCCATACACAGCCCTCCCGACAAAGGTAAAGATATTGCAAAAGGAAACCAAAAAGCAGATTGGTACCTGTTGGCTCTACACTATTGGTGTAGACGCCGGCAAAACATCAATCATGTCATCTTTGAGAGTACAGGAGGCTGGTGCCAAGTATTGCCATTTCCCGCACGGAGAAGAGCGGGGATATGATCTGCAATACTTTACCGGGTTGATATCAGAAAAATTAAGCATGGTAAAAACAAAAACAGGTATACATTGGCAATGGGTAATCATACCGGGGCATGAACGTAATGAACCGCTTGATTGCCGAAATTACGCCATTGCTGGCCGGGCAATACTTGATCCGGACATGGAGGCTATTGAGCGGAGGCTCCGCAACCTTCCGGATCCGGAACGGAAGCCTGTACAACGACCTGCACGCCGCCCAAAACGGCAGCAGGATTATTTTGATGACTGGTAGGAGGAGACGTCATGAAACGCAGTAAGGAAGCAATTAAAAAAGAAATTGAAGTTACACAGAAAAGGCTGGATGCGTACCTCGAACGCGAAATGATTATGCTTTCTCCAGGGGGCGTGCAGCAGTATACACTCGGCTCCAAAAGCCTTATGAGATACAGCGTTGCACTCGCTGATGTTCAGAAAATGATTGAACAGCTAAGAAAGCGGCTGGTTGAATTACAGGCTGAACTTAATGGACAGAGTCCAAGAAAAGCCGTGGGCGTAGTCCTGCGCGACTGGTAATGGTTAAGCCATAGCCCTGTGCTGTGTTTAACAATAAGGCTGCCGGACGAAGGTTTTACTCCTTTACTTTACCGGCGGCCTGTTTTAATTCAAGGAGGTGAGCAACATAGAATACGACAAAAAACTGGGTATGTACTTGCCAGATACAGTACGTCCGGCGAACAAAGGATACGGCGAAGCTGGCGCCAGCTGGAAGAAAAAAGCGACAAAGGGCTTCAATGCTCCGAGCGGTTCGCCCCGCGAGGACATAGATTATAACAACCATACACTCCGGCAGCGCAGCCGCATGCTGTATATGGCCGCGCCTATCGCAACAAGCGCGGTCAAGACAAATCGCACCAATGTTATTGGTGTCGGGTTGCAGTTGAAAAGCAGAATCGACAAGGACGTGCTGGGAATGACACCGGACGCTGCGGAGGCATGGCAGACAACCACCGAGCGCGAGTTTGCACTGTGGGCCAAGAACAAACATGCCTGTGATGCAACAGGGATAAATAATTTTTACGGACTCCAGCAGCTCGCCCTGATCTCGTGGCTTATCTCCGGCGACTGCCTGGGTGTGTTCAAACAATATGACACCACACAGCTGCTGCCGTACAGCCTGCGCCTGCACCTGATAGAAGCCGATCGTATAGCGACGCCGTACACCGGAGGCAGCACAATGCCGCAATTTTATACAACTGGAAAAGCTGAAAACGGCAACACCATATACGATGGCGTGGAGGTTGACAGCCGGGGCATGATCACGGCCTACCATATACGCAACACTTACCCGTTTGAACAGGGTGCCGGTGACACGAAGTGGGCCCGCGTACTTGCCTATGGAGAGAACACAGGACTCCCGAACGTGATCCACGTCATGGACTCGGAGCGCCCGGATCAATACCGTGGCGTCAGTTATCTGGCGCAGGTGATTGAGCCCCTGCTCCAACTAAGAAGATATACCGAGAGTGAGCTCACGGCCGCAGTGATCGAGAGCTTTTTTACTGCTTTCGTAATAACCAAAGGAGACGCAACAGATATGCCTTTCAACGAAGTGGGCAGCGATCTCCCAGAAGTGCCAAAGGAACCCAACGAGTACGAAATGGGTCCCGGACAGATCAACATTATGGAGCAAGGAGAGGATGTTGTCTTTGCTGATCCGAAGCGGCCAGCAGGCGGCTTCGCCGACTTCGTTCGTTCAATTTGCGAGCAAACCGGAGCTGCCCTTGAAATACCTGCCGATCTCCTGATGAAATCGTTTAATAAAAGCTACTCAGCCAGCAGGGCCGCGCTTTTGGAAGCGTGGAAGGCCTTCAAAATGCGCAGAGAGTGGTTTGCTGACGACTTCTGCCGTCCTACTTATGAAGTGTGGATGAGCGAAGCTGTGGCCCGTGGACGCATTGCCGCCCCCGGCTTTTTCACAAACCCGGCAATCAGGGCGGCGTATCTCGAAAGCGAGTGGATCGGCCCATCCCAGGGACAGCTCGATCCCACAAAGGAAATAACAGCCGAGATCCTTGCATGCGGCGAAGGATTCTCCACACGCGAGCAGTCGACAATCAGACTCAACGGCGGACAATGGGACGCAAACGTGGAGCAGCTGCAAAGAGAAAACCAAAAACTCGCCCAGGCTACTGCGGCAGAACAGGAACAGCAATCCATGAGCGCCAAAATAAAGCGAACTATTGTCAACGAAACCATAAAACAAGCCATAAAGGAGGGCAAGTCAAATGAATAAACCAAAAACCGGCCCGCTCATTGCCGGGCCGCAGCCAGCCATTGCAACGGCAACTAAATTCTGGAACATAGCGAGCGTATCAGCAGACGAAGGCGAGATCACTCTGTACGGCGACGTTATGAGCCAGGTGCCGATCGACTGGTGGACGGGCGAACCTGAACCCGGCCTTTTCATCACGCCGGAGGGCTTCATGGAGGATTTGGCCGTGGTCAAAGACAAATCGCACATCAACGTCAAACTTAACAGCTGCGGTGGCGACCTCTACACCGGCATTGCAATCCACAACGCACTGAAAGCCCTAAACGGAACTGTCAATATCATCGTGGAAGGCATTGCAGCCAGTGCGGCCAGCGTGATCATGTGTGCAGGCGACACCGTCACTGTTTACCCCGGATCCCTGGTTATGATCCACGGCGTCAGTGTGCTGCTCTGGGATTGGCTCAATATTCCCGACATGAAGCAACTGATTAAAGGCATGGACGCCAGCGAGCGAGCCGTCGCCGAAATCTACAACGCCAAAAGCGGCCTCGATGTCGATACGCTCCGCAGCATGATGACCAAGGAAACGTGGATGACCGGCCAGGAAGCCGTGGACAAGGGTTTTGCAGACATTTGTGAACGCGGAGAAAGTAACCACGTTGTGAACATGTGCATGAGCGCTGACCGCAAGATTCTGACTGTCAACGGCGTGGCTCATGACATTAACGGACTCCGCAACATTCCGGTATCTATCCCGGTAACAACCAAGGCACCCACCGCTAAGGCGGGAGTAAATAATAAGCCGGCCAACAAAGGCGGCACAAGCAAAGAAGGAGGAAACCTTACCATGAACATGGAAGAACTCAGAAAGAACCACCCTGAGCTCGCGGCACAGATCGAACAGGAAGCCGCAGCAGCCGCCAGAGCAGAAGCAGTCGCAGAGGAACGTGCACGCCTGCAGGCGATCGAGAGCATTGAGACAGCTGTCGGTGATCCTGAAATGATCGCCGCCGCGAAGTACGGGGAAAACCCCTGCACGGCCCAGGAGCTTAGCTTCAGGGCAATGCAGAAACACGCACAGAACGGCGCCGCTTTTTTGGCCAACTTCAAAGCCGACGGTGCTGCGTCCGGGGCTGACAGAGTTGGTGCTGCTCCTAACAACGGAACAGGCGCACCGGATCCGGGCGAGGACGAAGCGGACATTCAGGCCGTGGTCAATGCTTACAATAAAACCAAAGGAGGTACCAAATAATGAGCAAAAGACTTGACGAAAACCTCGGAGCCGTAAGCTTCGACAACTTGATTAACAGCACATACCCTCCGGCCGACGTGTTCGGCGTAGACGTTAAAAGCGGTCAGGGCGTGTTGAAACGCGGTACCCTTCTCGCTTCCGGAACTGACGGCATGACGATGATCGCAGCAGCGACAACCGGCAAGGCAAATTGTATTTTGTCGGACGACGTGGACACCGGAGCAACCGGCACTGTCACCGGCGTGGCATACAGAACCGGCCACTTTAATGGCAACGCTTTGATTGTTGCCGAGGGGTACACTATCACCGCAGCCGATAAAGAAGCGCTCCGCGTGGCGGGGATCCTGCTTTCTGATGCTGTGGAAATTTAAGAGGAGGACAAGATAATGGCTTTTAATATTTACGATACACACACTTTGCTCCGTTCTGTGGAGCTCTTGCCACAGGTTCGTAGTTTCCTGTTGGACAGATATTTCCCGACCAACGAA